ACTCCTTCATCTTCTTGCTTTTCTTTCTTTTTTTGCTCATCAATAGCATCATCTAATCGATCAAACATATCATCTATGTTGATAAGATTCTCAATTTGTGAGACCATAGCACCTATCTCTCTAATGAGGTAGGGTCTCTCTGATCTTGCAGCAAATGCGAGTGCTTCCCGAAGATTATCTTCAGCACTCTTCAGACTCTCTTCAACTTGTTTAGATAATGCCATTAATCTTTTTTGTGTGCTTGTCTATGTCCTTCTACTATAGCATCAACTATAATTTTTTTCAACTCTCTTGATTTCTTTTTACCAAGACCTGCTCTTGTGTCAATTTTTACCTTGACCCAATAGAGTCCAATAATAATAGCAAGAAAGGGGACAGCATCTTTCCATTCAATAGTATTGTATGCGTTAGCAAGATCACCAACAACTGCAAACATAATTAACCTCAATCAATTTGACATCCTGTAATTGCACCCGAAACAATACCGAGTGGTATTGACCACACCATTGCATCAGGATCGGATATTCCTGCTGCTACACCACCACCTAGGATACCACCTAGGAATGCAGCATCTTCGTTGCACTCATCTGGTGCATTGTCTTCTCTATATGTAGGAGGAGCAGAATACCTGCTCCATCCACAAGGCACTTCAACTGTAGTGCGATAAACATCAACGTAACCAGGACTATCTGCTGTGCCAGGTCTATAAACCTCTTTATACTTCTTCTCATAACATTTACGAGAAGACCTCCACCCACCAGACCATCCTCTATATTCATAGTTGTCGTCTGTATATTCACGCTGACCAGTAGTAGGATTAATATATCCATTGTGATGAGCGAATGCAGGGGTGGCAGCAAATAGTGCGACTGCAGTTACGATTGATTTCATTAGTCCTCTTCAGCGAGTTTTGCAAAGTAGGATAGATCTACATCATCATCCTTCTGTAATGATTCTACCTTATTTCCAAACCCTGTGCGTAAATCAGGGACACTTTGTGAAGTGTCTTCCTCTTCAAATGTTTCTGGGTCTGGTCTCTTAGGTGTTACCTTCAAGACTGAGTTGAGACGTGTCTCTAACTCTTCGTAGGTTTTAAACTGTGCTTGTGATGTAAAGTCTTTAAGACTATAGCATTGTTTCCAAGTTGCTTCCAACTCAGCGTCAGTTTTACCTGCTAGGGTAGATGGGTTTGCAAAACCACTCTTATCATAATTCCAAAATCCTGCAACCTTACAGATCTTTAATCTAAAGTCTGCACCATTCCATAGATCGAATGGATTGATTGCCTGCTCATCCTCAAACTCTGGTTGAGCAGCAGCAACGATCTTGTCATGAATCTTTTTACCATACTTATAAAGGAAAACTTTTCCTTCATTCTCTGGATTCATTTCATCTTTAACGACATAGATGTTACTGTAGTAGGAGAGTTTTCTCTTCTGCTTCCTCGCAATTTCTTTGTCTGAATCCTTGCCACTATTCCACAACTCTCTGTTGAGGTCAGACACAGGATCTTTCTGTCCTAAAGTCGTTAGACTATTTTCGATATACCATCCACCAGGACCTTGGAAGGCATGACTCCATACTTGTGCCCATGGTAACTCTTCACCTTCTGGCTCTGGTAGGAATCTAATAACAGCATACCCATTACCGCTCTTATCTAGAGACGGTTTCCATAAACGCTCATCAACTTGAGCACTGCCTGCAGGTTTCTGTAGTTTTTCAATCTCCTTTGTAAGTTTAGCAAAGGAAGATCCTGAGGCTTTCTTGAGTGATGCAAATGACATCTTGTATTTCTCCGTATTTGTATTTGGCATTAGTGCCACCATTTATGGTGACATACTATTTATAATTTGTCAAGGGATTGTGTCTTATTTTTAATGATAATATCAGTGCCATTGTGTGTGAATACTAACTCATCATCTGGATCCCAAAGCAACTCTTCCATGACGTCATTCAGACGCTTCATGTCTTCCCAAAGTTGCTCGTTATTCGGCATTATTCATCTCCTTTTTCCATCCTAAAAGTTTGTCTTCCATAACTTGTAGGACTGACATGAGATCCATACCACCTGTTGTTTTGAATGAGAGTGTGTCAACTCTATCTTTAATATATTCTACTGCGTCATCACTATCATCTTCATGTGATGCGAGTGCTAGTCGTGCATAAAATACTTTTTGTTTAGCAATCAACTCTAGTGTCTTGTCAATATGCTCTACTCTTTTCTTTATATCATACTCTGCAAATCCTGCAGACATCTTGAGTAACTCTGTGTATGTAGTCTGTATATCTTCTAGTGATTCTCTGACTACATCACTCTTAAAAAAATCTTTTGATTCTTCTGTCATAATGGTAAGACTCCTCTACTAGTCCTTTTAACATAGTTTAATTGCTGTGCGTCCCACTTAATCTTATCCTTTAATGGACGTGAGATTAATTTGTTAACGACTTCAATCTCTATGCCATACTCTTCACAGACTGTGGTTACTGCTTCAATATAATTTAGTAGACCTTCACTTTCTTTGACAAGGTTTTCTACCAGAGAGGTAAATTTTCCTTGGGTCATAAATTCCTTTTCTATATCGTTCATGAAACCTCCACCCTTAATCGAGAGACTCCACCCGATTCAATCAGTCCCGAGGGGAATGCGTTTGCTGCGATTGTCATGCGAGGTTTGTTTGTTGTGTTAGGTTGTGCATAGTGTCTGATACTAGGAGGAAAACAAATATATTTTCCTGGCTCAGTCTCTTCTTCATGCATTATATGATACTTTGTATCAGTGTAATCTCCAAAAGGGGAGATGTTAGTATTACTATACCATGGATTTGGTAAAAGCCAAACTGTTTTATCTTTATTGTGTCCAGATGCATAATAATTACTGCTCAAGAAACAATTAGGATGTGTGTGATCAAAGAAATGATCGCCAGGATCATTCTTGTTTGCCCATGATGAGCACAACTTTAGTGCTGTAGCATTGGGTGCTAGATCTTTTCTTACTTCTTCAAGGCATTCATCAATCCATGCAAATAGATCAGCAAATACTGGCTCATCATGTATGTTACGTCCTGTCCCACGAGCATTGATACCTGCCCAGATCCAGTTAGTATCATTACGATTCCAATCTTGATTCTCTAAATCATATGCAACCTTCTCTACATCACCAGGATAATAGAAACGGTAGAATGGTATGCCTAGAAAACTATCCTTCACGAGACTCAATAAACATTCTATACTCTTCAATATACTGAAGAAGTTTATTAATATACTTTTCTTTATCGTATCGTTGCTCTACTTGCATTTCACCAGACTCTGATACAGATATGGTTACAAGTTTATCTACTTCGATACCTGTGTGCTCATAATACATGTATGCATAAGCACTACACTGCACAAAATAATTCTCCAACCACTCAGGTTTCTTTAATTCCTTTGTAGTTTTAAAATCTATTACAGCAAGCTCGTTATCAAAGTGAGCAAGGCAATCAACACGGCCAGCAAGGTATAACTTGCTAGAATAAAGAGGGGCTTCAATAAGATGGATATCAGTGATACGATCAAGATCCTTACGAGCAGACCTAAAAAGGTAGTTGGTAAGACCTTCGCTTTTCTGAGTTTTCTCAACATCTTCATTCCTCAAATACTTTTCAACGTGATTGTGATACTTAGTGCCTCTCCATGAAGACTTCATACGAATCTTTTCTGCCTCATGGAAACCGACACGTTTTTGCCACTCCAAAATACCTGCCTTGGATTGGTGACCTATGACTGTTGTAACAGATGGCACCCATACCTTGTCAAGTTTATAGAATCTACCCTGCTCTAGAGTGCGTGATTCTAACTCAGGAATCTCCACAGGAGGTCCTACATGATTAAACATAATTTACATTCCAAGTTGTATTTTGCTCACGAGGTATTCTTTTACAAGACCTGACCTCACGATGTCATCAATACCAAACTCTACACAAGTAAAGGATGGCATTTGTTTTAGAATTCTTAGGAAATCTAGGAGTCCTTCTCTCTCATTAGACTTTACTAAGTCTGATTGGAAGTAGTCCCCACAGAATATAATCTTACAGTCTGTGCCTACACGAGTGATTATACTATCTAACTCGTGAAAATTCAAGTTACTAAACTCATCCACTAGTATGATTGAGTTATCAAATGTTGTCCCTCTAATAAATGAGGTAGACCAGAATGATATAGTCTCTTGTGCTCTAAGATTAGAATACAATGCTTCAAAACTATTATCGTCTGGCATCTCAAACATATACTTCACCATATTTTTGTATGGTATTTGATATAGGTTTGATTTATCTTCGTGATCACCTGGCAAGAAACCAATCTCTCTTGTAGGCACAAGAGATCTGATCATGTATACCTTTTCATACTTAGACGATGGGTCTAAGCACTCCTGCAATGCAAGATACAAAGAAATGAAAGTCTTTCCTGTCCCTGCTGCTCCATGGAGCACAAGGTTTTGCCCCTCACCATATGCCTTCCAGATCTTCTCTTGATTATCTGTGAGAGGTTCTATAGTTTTAAGGTGCTCGAGATTGATAGGTTTCTTTCTTCGCATGACCTTAGTTGGTATGTTTGCTAGTGTCTTTTTGCGTGGCATTAGGTGTATCGACTCAGATTTGCTTTAGGATGTGCTGCTTGGACTTTGGACATGACTTCTTTGAAACCGTCAGTTTGTTTAGGTAATCCATAGATTGTGCCCCCGACACCTGCTGACCAGTCTTTATCCCAGTCTGGGTTTTCTTCTCTCCACTTTTCGTATGAAGATATAGACATCTGAAACTCCTGTTTCTCTCCTGTCTCTTTGTTTACGACATTGTAAATTGGCATTAGTCTATCCTCAAACACGGTTGTAAATCTTCCCACCCATCAGGGCATCCACAGTCTTCGCACCACTCAAGTGCTTTAGACACGATAGGGAATTGACACATGAATACTTTCTTACAAGCATTTGCAATGTCCATGTGCTCTTTTTGCGTGCCATGTGCAGACCTCAAATCAATATAATGTATCCATGATCTCACTGATCCTGTCATGTAGATCTTGGTCGGAGTTGATAGAGGTAATACCATTCTAGCACACTCTTTAGCAATTCCGTGTCTCAATAATTCGTTATATAAATCTACTCCTTCATTAAAATACTGTGCGATCCTACCCTGTAAGAAATACTTTTCTTCTTGTGGCACATCATCAATACTATTCTGTCGATTCTTATCGTCTTGACGACGTAGATCAGGGACAGGAATCTCTTTCTCAACTGCTGCATAGCGTTGTGAGAATTCTTGAAATGTGAATGACCTGTGTCTCAATATCTGTGCTGCCATAGCACGAGTGGTATTGATCTCTAATGTCAGGTGTGCCTGCTCAAACACAGACCAGTGCTGATGCTTGATACAGTAGGACAGTAGTCCTGCTACGTTAGGATTGTCTTGGTTTTTTGGATTACTTACACGAGCAATGTAACCCATAGTTTTCTCTGCGTCAGGAGTGACACTAATGAGACAAACTTTATTAGTCATGCTTAAAAATTAGTCGTGCCATTACAAGTAGTCCAAGTGACTTCAAGTATCCTAGCGTTGCTAGTCCGAAGAGACTTGGCATAATCCAATTCCAAAAGAGCATAAAAACAAGCGGAGATATCAAGAGGTAACCGAGTCCTGCTGCAATCTTGCGACCTAACTCTTCGTTATCCATCTGGTCAATCTTCGCCATCCACTCCTCCTTAGGAGCTTCTTTAACTTCAACTGTAGTTTCTTTAGTTTTTCTTGGATCAATATAGACGCTCAAGATCTGTTACCCCAATTAATTTCTGGAAATGCTTCTTCAACTACCGCTTTTGTAATGCGATACTTCTTATGTAGAGACTTATTGACTGCCTTAATAAAGACTATGGCATCGTCTCTGTATAATCCTTCAAGCATTCTGATAAACATAGATTCAATCTTCATGTTAGAAAGATTCTCTGCTCCACCTTTAAAGTAATAGTATGCCTTCTTCGCTTCAACTAACAAGTTAGTATGCTCAGTCCCCATTGGTGCCTCGTTAGGTGTGTAAGGAATGTCCTCACCGAGTGGCACTCGTGGCACAACTGATTCATCAAAGTTAATAATAAAGATAGTGCGTAATGCTTGACTGTTATTATTACGAAGAATTTTAACTTTCTCTGCCTTAGTTTTAGCAGAGTGAGTCTTTTGCAAGATCTCACAAATCAATAATTTATTCATTGTTAATCATCTTTGTCAGTAATTGTATCATCTTCCTCAGAATAACGCAAGTAGAAGAGGTCATCGTCTACAAGATTACCGTCGCCATCATACATTTCTGGATGCATAACTATCTTAGCATAGTCTGCCTTAGATTGCCACTCATCAAATGCTGCTTTAATATTCCAAGAAATTAAAAAACCAACAAGGAAACTTCCGATCGTGAGGAAGAAGGAGATGTATAGAAAAGAATAATCCATAGGTGCCTCCTAATACTGCTTAACATTATTTAGCTCGTTTACGACCAGGTCTTCTTTCCTTTTCATAAGTCCATGCATCTTCTAGTATTTTATAAAGATACTTTCTGATCTTTCTTGCTTCTGGTTTAGGGATGTGACCGTATGCTTCTCTCAAAACCTTGTCACCACCCTTGATGTATGCATCAAGATCAAGTATCGTTTCATTAAGTGTGTTAGCAGTGCCAGATTCTATGAATGCTGTAGTCTCCTTACGAGTATACTGTGCACCCTTTAGATATCCATACATGCTAAAGAGGAAACGCTTCGACACAAATGCTTCATCGATTGCTTTTTCAATCAACTCATACAATTCGTCGGTGCGTCTGATTTTCATTACAGGAATTTTCCTTCTCTCAAATATTTTACAGCGTCGGTGCACCCACCAACTTTTTGCCCACCAATGATTACCTGTGGGAAGGTAGCACCGTGACCAAACTCAGCATAGAATGCGTCACGACCGAAGTTAACATCAAGTTTCATCTCGTTGTAACTCCATCGATTCATATTATACACCTCTTTTATTTTTGTGCAATAGGGACAACCATTTCTTGTATAGATTGTCGTAGTAGCAGGAATTTTTGCCATGATAATATAAAGAAAAAGAAAGGGGTCATATGACCCCTAGTTTATTATATAGTATTTAACTTAGAAAGTGTATTTAACACCTGCCTTTCCAGACCAGTCTACGTCATCAACATTTGTTGCTGCAGATAGCTCACCATATACTCCTACACTATCAGTAAGTGTCTTACCACCACCGATGTAACCGATAAGTTCAGTGTCACCAAACT